TCAATGGTTAAAGGCAAAGAGGCTATTGGTGCAGCTCAAGTAGAAGCAGCTAGGCATCTAGCAAAAAAGGATTGACCGGTGCTGTTGCGGGAGGTTTGGCAAAAGCATCGGCGCTTCCGGAAAACACGGTTGATCTTTTACTCGGTGCTACTACTGGGCCTGATGGCACCAGGGGTGTTGCTAGCTTGGATCTTAAATTGGGGCACGATATATTCGCCTTCGCCAGTGGAGACTTCGCCAATTCCGGCGACTGGTCCGCTTCGGCAGGCGTAAAGATGAGGTGGTGAAATGGCTGATTATGCAAAACTAGAAGTCCGAGGCATTTACTCTAAGAGTTCTGATTACTCGTCACCGAAGGCAGACTTTAATCCGGCCATCTATGCTGTGACTCCTGATGAATATTTTCACTGTGAGATTCAAGCAGATACAAGCGCTGGTACAACTATTACTACCAGTATCCTGGCATCAGCCACGCTCCTGGTTGTAAAGAATAACGATGCCAGCAACTACGTGACAGCTACTTTTGATAGTGCAGGAAATGGTTCAACTGATAACCTTATCCGCATCGCTCCTGGTGGTATCCTTGCTACTACTGACTTCACTGTGGCCCAGAACCTAAAGCTGATTGCAAACAGTGCGGCCTGTGAATGTGAAGTCTTTATTGTAGGTACTTGATGGGGAAGGTGGGCCAATACTTTAGCGCTGAAGAGTTCGCATGTAATTGCTGTGGCAAGACTAACCCTGCCCAGTCACTGGTTACTGTTCTTGATAGTGTTCGTAAGGTGCTTGGGCCGCTCCGTATCAACTCATCTTACCGGTGCGAAAAGCATAACAAGGCTGTTGGTGGCACACCGGAGAGCTGGCATCTCCCGCGAGATGGCGTGGTCTATGCTGCTGATGTCACCTATGTTGATACCACCAAGAGACATGGTGCACATATGCTCCGGCTATATATTGAGCTAGAAAATGCAGCCAGGAGGCTAGGCCCCAACTATGGTATCGGGTTGTAGGAGAATTTTGTACACTTCGACACTCGCCCAACTAAGCCTGCCAGGTGGTTTAAGTATAACTGGCCTCGGTAAATGCCCCACCCCCTAAGTAGATTAACTTCATAGGGAAATGATAACCATCCACATTGTAACGGGGATGGGACAAAGTTACGAAATGATTCAAGGTGCTCTGCCCTAGACGGTCAAAGGAGGAACCTGATCAGACAGGACAGAGCAGAAAAGCAATCACAAACAACTATCCTCTCAAGATTCTAGTCATTGCGCGTCGTAACCGCTTCTCTTTTACCTTTTCCAAAATCTTTGTTGCCAGCAGCGTTAGAACCCCAGCTGCGACAAATGCCATAAATACCCTCATTATATACCCCTCGCTATGGCGGCCTTGCCCCAGTGTTGATTAAAGTTTTTGGGGGCTCTAATTACAGCGTTGAAGAACGTCGCCGGGACAAGACCGCTCAGATACTCGCAAGTTTTCGAAGTAGTTCCAAGTCTGAAACAACTTTTAATGTCCAACTTACTGGTAAAATTTTTGCTATATGAAACAGATCTGGCTCATCAATTTCAAAGATCTTGGCTAGCTTGAAAACCATCAGCTCACTGGGTGACTTCTCACCTGTTTCCATCCTATGGACCCAGGCAACGGTTACCGTTAGCTCGCTTGCAAGTCTTCGTTTTGACCAGCCTTTTTCTTTTCTCTTTGATAGGAGCCATTCAGAAAACTTAACTTCCATCAGCTTCTCCAAACGCCAGCTTAAGAATCTCTATAAAGTCATCAAGCCTCATTGTTGCAGTCGGTGCCTCTCGGTCCCACTTGCATACAGCTACACACTTCTTGTCAGATCCATTACTGGCCTTGGCTTCTTCAGCCTGCTCAAGAGCTGCCTTGATGTTGGGGCGTTTACCAACTTTGCATTCAACCCATATCTTAGGACAATCAACATCTGCGCGAGTATCGCCAGAAAAGCACTGGCCCGAACTCCTGGTTGTATTCTCTCCAAAGACTGGCTTGAGTAAGTTAGCAACTGCCCTTTCGAATCGGGCTCCCTTGTCTCGGCTTAGTTTGCTCATGATCTCATAGATTCCTCATTCACTTGCACATATAAGTCTCCACCCCCAGCCTTGAATCCGTGTCGGATCCTAGTTGTGACACGCTTACCGTATCTTTTCTGGAAGTTATCAGGAGCCAAATTAGTAGTGATTATGGTTTTACGGAAATTATTATACCGAGCATCCATGATCTCATCAAACCTAGAATTAAAAAACCCATTCTTATCAAGGTACTCAACACCCAAGTCATCGATAACCAGGACAGGAACTCTCATAATCTTTTCAAGATCTGACTTATAGCCAGCACTATTAGAGTAGTTACTTATCCTGCTTACCTCATGAGCGGTGTACCACCGCTGAGCAGTGGAAGATCCTACGTTGTGAGTGTCAGCAGTAACCCAAAGATAATGCGCTGCGGCAGTGCTCTTGCCTGTGCCGGGGTGCCCAGCAAGAACCAAACACCATGCATCCCGAGGCGACGAAAGGAACTTCACAACGGCCTTTGTTGCAGTTGTTAGCTTGGGTCCATCCGGCTGGAGAAATACGCTGACAATACGTTCAGGGACTCCCTGGGAGCGTATGGCATTGGCTATGTCACCTTTAAGATTAACAGCCTTAGCGTTAGGTTCCTTGTACTCGAACCCTTCTTCCCGAGCCATCTTAACAATAGCTCTTGCCCTCAGTGTAAACTTGTCTTCATTCGCCGAAGCCTTCCGCATCTCCGGTGAAATCTTCGCTGCCAGGACTGTACCCACTGTTTCCATTGTTACCCCTCTTCTTTGCATGGATGAATTTATCCAGGTTATGGTCTTTGCCGAAAACATTACTGATAGAGTGTAGACCCCTCTCACACCACCAGTCTGATAATTCTGGATTACAATTGTTATCGATAGCAAGTGTCAACTCTTTGACAGTGTATCCATCGGTCAACTTCTTATCGACTAACTTCCATGATGCCGAGTTCCTTTTAACCTCCCTGGTTTTTGGGTGAACTTCTTTGTAGTGGGCAAGCACCTCTTTGATCTCACCGTCACGATGTAACTGTATGAGATTAGGGACTTTTGTTTTTGGTGGATTGATCTTCTCTTCTTCCTCAATGGCCTTAAGGAACTCATCAGAAAGAGAGCGCAGTTGTTTGGCCAGCTTCTTAAGCCGGTTCTTATGAATTTCAATAAGCATGGTCTACCTGGAGGGAAAACGGTGAGCGGGTGAAAACCAACAGGAGACTAGGAAAGAGCCTCCAAAACACCCGCCCACCAAGATTATTTAGAATGGTACATTGTCATCAGAATTGAAAGCACTTTTTTGGCCTTCGTACTTAGCCGGTGCTGCTTTTTCAACGCTGGGGTCAGGCCCAAGTACAACGCTATCCTCGGTGCAGAAGTCTTGCATCCGAAGATACTTGCTGTCTCCACGGTAAATAACTGCAACTCCATGCTTACCAATGAAATCTTTTGGCTTCCACCGTGCTCCTGGATCTAACCCTAGAGACTTAAGGAATAGTCCATAACGGATCCTTGCCCCTTTGGATTCTGTAAGCCAGACATAACCGAAAGAGTTAAACTCGTTACTGGTTGTAGGATCTGTCACGTTGGCTGTAAGATCCAGGTACGGTTTATTTCCACTGCTTTTCTTTACCTGTATATCGTTAATACGAAATCGATAAATCCCAGGTTGTGGTTTCCAGTGATTATTTTCAATCTTCTTAATCTCGTCACTGTCAAACATAATGTCAATTACTTCATCTAAACTACCCATAGATTCGCTCTCCCATGTGCTCTTTGTAAGCATCATAACTAAGTTTGATATTGTCTGGCATTTCGTAACCAGCTCTGCATCCAGCATCGCGAGCAGGACTACCCAGGAATTGGATAGTTCGCTCGTTGCCAAGCTCTTTCGCCTTACCTTCCTTGACTCGGAAAGCAGATTGGAGATGGCCGATTTGATCAGACCAATCTCTAACGATACCCCATGCTTGCTTAGATAAGCTTGGAGCCCACTTCTTAAAATCCTCGCCAAGAGCATTAGCGCCTGGTGCAAGCCCATCATGAGCCAGTAAGACAATGTTCATGTCATGTGTCTTACGGATAACATCCAGGGCATAAAGAAGTTCAGCTATCATCTTACCGGCAATAGCTGGTCCCTTGTGATAAGACATAAACTTGCCATCATCATCATCGAAATGCTCAAGCTTAACTTTCTTCTGGGCCAAAGCTTCAGCCCTATCGAGCGTATCAATCACCACTGTCTTACGATCTTGGGGATCTTTAACAATAAGACGGAGGCAGTCCATAAGCTCATCCCAGCTTTGGCAGGGGGTTTCTGGTATCTTGGCAACTGCTAATCCGGCAGCCCCATCTTCTGTTTGAACAAAGACAGGGTTGGGCCACAAAGATGCAAACGTTGTCTTGCCAATTTTTGGTTGGCCATAAAAGGTTGCTCTTGGTGGTGGGATTTTCATGATTGCCGGTGCTGTTACGATTCTTATACGGTCAGTCATCTAAACTCCTAAAATGGTAATTCACTTGTTTTGGGTTTCTTATTTGGTTTTATTCTTTTTTGGAATCTTGCAGAATCCTCAAGGGTTGTGTAGCCAAGGCAGACATCCATGTAGGTGCATCCACCAAAGTTACTACATGCGGTAACGTTTCTGATTGGTTTAAAATCAGATTGCATTTCACGCACAAGCTCTCGAAGCTCTTCCATCTTATTATTAAGACGGTGTTCAAGTATTGGAATCCTCTTCCGTACATACCTGCTTGAGTCGTCGAGATAGGTCATAGTTAAACGATTTTCAAAATCATCAACAGTCTCCATGTTATCTTCTTTGCGTTGTGCAAATTCTTCAGGAGTTTCAGATTTTCGTTTTGCGATTTTCTTTTTACCTGATGGCTTAGACTTAGATGTAATGGTCACATCCCACAAAGCTTGCACTGGCCTGCTGTACTTCTTGGTGAGATAATCAGCATAGAGATAAAGCTGAGTGTTCATCTGTAAGTGATCCCAGTATGAGCTGGATATATCTTGAGCTTGCTTGTTTGATGTTCCCTTATGTTCAAGCATGATGGTTACATTGTCCACCGTGTCATAAAGAACACCGTCAATTTTACCAGCAAACATAACACCATCCACCCCTGATGGGTACGAGAACTCATGCTCGACAGCTAGGACTTGATATCTCTCAGAGTTTTGAACATCATCTAGATGCTCCCACCGATGATAGTATCCTCGTAAGTATGCATTTACTTTTGGTAAAAGCAGAGGATCATCTGTGTAGCCAAGTTCAAAAGCCTCACCATGCATGGCGCACTTAGCAGCCTCTAGGTTGTGCCCGTTCCAGTAACACTCTTGGCCTACGTGTAGCAGTGTGCCAGCTCGCAAGCCTTCGCCTTTCTTTACTGGTTCGTAACGATCTACATACTCATAATGAAACTTGCGCTTGCATTCTTGAAACCGACCAATGCCGGTAGCTGAGTATTCTTTTTTATTTAAGATTTTAAGAATTGTCATTTGTGGCCTCCTTTGCTTCCGATGAGCTTTCGTGAGCAAGATCATAAATTCCGTCTACTACTTCTGCGATAGGTTTAAACTCGAACAATACATTCAAAGCTTCAAGCACTCGGACAGTATCGTTTAAAACCAAGATCATTTTTGATTCCCCGTACATTGTCTCTAAATGCTCATGGAAAGATTTAATCAGGATAGTGTGAGTAGTCATTTCCATATTCGGATAACTGAATTGCATCCCGGCCAAAGTGGTCAAGTTCCGAGCTGACTGGTTCGGCCCATCGTACGTCTTCTGGAAATCCGGATTTTTTTTAACGACATCAGTGCGCTCAACCAATCGTGAGATTAGCTTCTGGCACTGGATGAGCAACTCTTCACCCTGGCGAACACACTTGTTAAAATCGTTGACGCTGATGTTACCCAGCTTGCCCGTGATTTTCTTTCGATGAGTATTAAGGGCCTCGAGCAAATAACGAATCTCGTCTAGGGTTACAGGGTAAGGGCTAGGTTGTGTTTCAATTCGATCATTCATTTGGTTTCTCCAATAATAAGTTTGAAAGCTTTATCCGCTTGCTTGGCAGCATCGATAATAAATCTTCTGTCGTTGTTTAGAGCCTTGAGCCATGAGGCACAGTAAGCTGCTTGGTTATCTGTTTCAGTTTCAATGCCGACATGGTGGCAGCAAAACGCAGAGGTGAGTTCAGCAACAAGTTCTTCCTTGCTGTACCCGTGCTTGTCGAGCATCAATGGTTTTAAGTCTCTATCGAGCCTTGATTTGTGACCGGTCCAGTGGCCTATCTCGTGAAACCTAACTTCATGAAATGATTCTGATGATTCAAAAGATTCAGGCTTAGGCATATAAACTGTGTCATTGCCTGGGTTGTAGCAGGGATCGTAAGGCCCATACTTAATCTCCAGGTTGCCGATAGAATCAAC